AGTTTCTGACAATGCGGGTAATCCATCATCTTCTGCAGATTGAATGTATCTGACGTTGAGGTTAGAAGCATTTGACAATTCTCTAATTGCCATATTTCTACCAAGCATCTCAAATTGAAAATGTAAAACAGAAAAGTCTTGATCAGGATTAAGCCTTTGCAATTCTCTAGTTACAGATGATGCAAATAGTGTTTTACCAACACCAGGTCGTGCACCAACCACATAGAGAGATTGCCATTCTATACCATTAAGACCAATTTTATTGAAACCACTCCATTGAGTTTTGAGTGATTTAGCACTTCCTGACTTGCGTTGATCCAAGTAGTTAATGCCTTCTGCCATAAGATCACCATAACGCTTCCAGTATTTGTTTTGTGGAGGATGGTTGGCAGGTTTTGAAACAGGACTTGTAAAAGGAACTGTTGGTGAGGTTGGTTTAGGCACGTCACCAGTGCCTTCATCTACTGCGGGACTTCCCCCAGTAAATGGACTTTTTGAATTAAACATGTACGTTGCGTTAGCGTTTACGATAGAGTTACAAACTTACTAAAAAATATCTTAAATTGCAAAATTACCAGTTGATATTTTTACCATTATTTTCAGAAATATGCACATTTATCTTGTTAAAGATGTCGTTGCAATTCCACTCTTGCTGCTTTTGATATGCAGCTGAAGCAGGATGACTTGCTACTAACTTAATGTGTCTGTCATCAATCATTTCTGAATACTCTTCTGCTTTTTTTCCTAAGAAAACCCAGATCAATTGTTTATCCATGCTGTTAATCATGTCAAACAAATAAGCTGTGAATGGTTCCCATATGCTAAAGTGCTTTCCTATCTTACCAACCTCTGTTGTGAGAGAAGTGTTTAGCATCAATAATCCTTGGTTAGCCCATGGTGTTAAATCTGCTGACAAATCTTTTGGTAAAACCTTGTCATCGTAAACTGTTTTTGATACAGCATTGTGTATGTAACGCAAAGAGGCTTCCTTTTTCATTGTGTTTCCACAACTAAATGAGATGCCGTCTGCTACTCCAAATTGTGGGTAAGGGTCTTGTCCTACAAAAATTACTTGCAGAGACTCTAAAGGACACTCTTGAAATGCTCTAAAGACTTGTTTAAGAGGAGGCGTAAAACGCTTGTCATCTTCAACCTGCTCTTTTAAAGCAATCAAAATTTTATCAAAGTCTTCTGATAGTATGAATCCCTTTAGAACATTGTGCCAACCTGATTCTTTTAATGAATCATAAAGTTTGGTCTTGATATCTTTCAAATCTATTGAAACTTTTTCTGCCATTTTTTTGCTTAATTTAAAATTAATTGTTTATTTTTGTTGAAATTAAACTACAAGACATGTCTGAAGTAAATCAAACCAACCAAGATGAATCAACTTCAAAAGTTGAAGTTATCATGCCAAGTGCAATTGTAGACATTAAGATGAGTACAGGATACTATCAGAAAGTCCAAGCAATTGTAGCTTTCTTAGTTAAGGGTAAGACCAACGAAGAAATGCAAAGTGCTCACACTCAAATTAAAGAACAGAATATCACAGAAGATTGGGTAAACCACTATGAAACTATTCTAATTCTTTGCAGAGAGTTTGAAACAAGAGCTGGAGAGCAAGGATTTATCCAAGCTGTTACTCTTGATGAAGCCAAAAAATTAATGGGGGAAGCTGAAGATTAATACAAGTTGCAACCTAACATGTGTCCTACTTCAATGCAGGACTCAATGGCTGCAGATATTTCTTCTTTAGAGCATTCACCAAAGCTTTTTAACTGCTTATCAGACGAGCGGGTTCCTGTTATAACAAACAGACCCGCTTTTCTTTTGATCTCATCTTTCATTTCTTCAAATGTATGACCAGTAAAAGCAGCCAATTCTCTAATCAAAGCATGGACTTTAGCTAATTGTCCAGCAGTTTTGTCAACATTGTTTGTCATCTGAAGATAAACTTCAATGTTTGAATCTTCTTTCAATGACATTGTGAAGAGTTTCAACTTGGCCGCCTCTGCATCAGAAGCGGGCACAAGTTTTCCATCTTTTTTTACGTAGTGTACAATAATGTTATGCATAATTTAACAAAAAGGATCTGTGTAAACAATCTTCTCAGAGTCTAAATCTCTAAGTGCATCCTGGACCCAGTCTTCATCAATAGTTCCCGCATAAACAAGAACATGTATGATTGCTTTTTGGTCAGGACTAAGACGCAACAAACGTCCAATACGTTGACTACTCTTTCTTTCATTAGAATAAGAGTGCAGTATAATTCCATACTTAAGGTTAGGAATGTTTACACCCTCATTTAATTGCTGAACGCAAGTCAGTTCTTCAATTTCACCTTCTTTAAAAGCTTGCAAAGCTTTCTCACTCATAGAGTTCTTACTGTGGTAACTATGTACAGAGATTCTGTCAGCTTGTTCTGTTGTATTACAGAAGACAATACACTTGTCATCCATCATATTCAATAGCTGCCTTGCGTACTTTTCCTTAGAAGCAAATTGCATCAAGGCTTGCATGCGCATGATTCTAAAAATCTTTTGCTGCGTCCCGTTCAAAGCAGAATCAATTCTACCACACCAGTAATCATAGTTCTGAGATTCAGAAGTCATAAAGAAGCCACCTTTTTTGGTAGACACTTTATGAGTTTTTGCAGTGCTTAAAGGTATTTTGTGAACTATAATCTTATAGTCATTTAGAATTTTATCTTCAACTGCATCATCTGTAATGTAAGTGTACACTATTGGACAATACTTTTTAACCATTTCACCTTTCTCAGAATTTTTGTAACGTGGTGGTGTACCACTTAATCCAAGAATCTTGCCTCCATATGTAGACAGGTAATAGTCATGCGTATAAAGAAGACTATGACACTCATCTAAATAGACGACATCATAATCTCTAGACTTTTTACTTAAGGACAAGTAAGTTGTAAAGTCAATGTGATCCAACAAGTATTCAAGCCCAAACTTTTTAGCATCATCTTTCCAGCTTTCAAAGATTGAAACTTTAGGAGCTACTACCAGAAATCTGGTTTTCATATTTGGAAACTCTCTTTCCATGTGGCGTAGACCAATTAAGGTCTTACCTACACCCATAGAAATACCAAGGCCGCACCTGTAATGTTTTTCAGATGCAGCCAGGGCCTCTTGTTGAATCAACTCTCTTTTAGTTAATTCAATAGAGTCACTCATAATTTTTAGTTTTTGGAAGGCTTAGCTCGTGGAGTTTGACGCGGTTTGCGTGGAGCTTCAGTTGGTTGTTTGTCTTCTTTTGCTTTTACAGGAGTGGCAACCTTGCTCATTTCAACAGGTTGATCTGCGCTCTGCATTGTTTTTCCTTTGTCTTGACCACCTACAACGCGATCTTTGTCTACCCAGTAGATACCAAGTAATTTTTCATTTAACCAACGCTTAAGTGCATTTGGTTTGTTTGGAGACCAAAGCATTAAACCTTTTTCATTTTGTGCGTCTTCTTGTGTGTTAGCACCAATGATGTAATAACCAATGAATTTTTTCATTTTTTTTTGTTTTTAAAATCTAGTTTGTGATAAATTAAGTTCTTTAGCTTGCGCAGGGTGTTCTTCTACCCACTGGTGACATGACATACAAAGAGGTATCCAGGTTTGCATATCTAAATAATACCTACCACGTCCTTTTGTATGATGAACAGTCAGATTTTGTCCCATTGTATTCAAACAACCAGGTAATTTTGCGCGACATGTTGCGTTGTGAGGTTGATCCAAAAACTCTTTTCTCAGCTTTGAGTAGAGTTGATCTAAAGGTTTCTTTTTATCAGAAGACAGTTTTAAAATTCCAGTCTTCTTAGGAAATTTTACAGGGCTTTGTTTTTGCCAGCAATCTTTGCAGAACTTTTGACCCTCATGGTTTTTCCAAATAACCTTATCTTCTCCACAAGCAGAGCATGGTTTTAGTTTTGGTTGAATCATACTTTCGCTTTACACTTATGTTTCTAAGTTGTCGTAGTCAATGTATTCATCATCATAAAGTTTTTCTTCAGGAAGTACATCTGTTAAATCTTCTATGTATTCTTCTTCTTCAATTATGGATTCTTCATCAAAAAACTCCTCTTCTTTTTCAGAACCACTGCCGTATTTTAAAACACTCAGTGCAAAAGGATCATTAACTTCTTCACCATAATTGTATGCAACATACATATTCAACTCTTCATCTGTCATTCTCAAATATTGCTCTATTGAGATTTCTATACATTTACCGTTTGGTAATTGATATAGCATTTGAGTATCAGAATTTAAAA